TGGCAACCGAAGCCGAACAAGTGGTCCATCTGAATCCCACTGGAAGGGGAACGAGCATGACGAAGGAACGGGCTCCGCAACTGCGGGCCATCTCAAGCAACATCTGCCCGAACGCACAGCGCCGGTCGATGGCCGAGTTGTCGATGTGCGACCTCGACGCGATGACGACGTGGGGGTACTGCTCCGAGTGCTGGCAGCAGGGCCGTGTGCCCGGTGCGTGGGCACACAAGGTCGATCGGGCGATCACCGAGGGGCAGGCCCACCATGGCTGACCTCTCGCTGAACGACGCACAGGCGCTCGTCCTGTCAGCGGCACTGGCCAACGGCTGCACCATCTTCGGCACCATCCACCCGGACGACCTCGACTCCCCGTACCGGGAGTGGGCGTACGCCATGGAGACGGTGCGGCAGGCCACCGGGCGCATCGACCTGCCCGACTACGCGCTGGAGTGCAACCGGGTCGGGGTGAGCCCTGACTACATGCGCTGGTGGCACGGGGCAGTCAGCGACGACGAGGCCGTGGAGGCGTTCACGGTCACGTCCGCCCGGGAGCGTCTTGTGCAGGCGTTGACCCGGGCCAAGCAGCGCCACGACATCGGCTCGGACCCGGGCCTGATCGTGGAGGAACTGCGCGACTCCCTCGACGCGCTGCCGATCCTCGGGGAGCGGCGCACCAACCTCGACGGCTGGACCGTGGACGACATCCTCCGGTTCCACGTCGATGACGACGAGGACATGGTGCTCCCCGGCCTGCTGGCCCACCGGGAGCGGCTGGTCGTCACCGGCAACGAGGGCGGCGGCAAGTCGATGTTCATGTACCAGTGCGCGATGGCTGCCGCCTACGGGATCAGCCCGCTGCGCGACGTGGAGTCCGGCGAGTTCGTTCACCACCGCCCGAAGCGGGTGATGGTGCTGGACGTGGAGAACCGGCACGAGACGCAGGTGCGCCGCCATGTGGCGATGCTGTCTGCGGCGATGCGCCGGATCGCACCCGGGGTGAAGCCGGACCTGCTCCTGCTCAAGGCCCGGTCGCTGAACCTGATGAGCCCCGCCGACCAGCGGTACCTGTGGGAGCAGGCCCAGATGTTCAAGCCGGACCTGCTGCTGGCCGGGTCGGTCTACAAGTTGATCGTCTCGACCGGGGACTGGCGCGCTGAGGCTGCCGCCGTGCGGTCCACGATGGACCGGGTGAAGGACTCGACCGGGTGCGCGGTGATGCTGGAGGCGCATCCGGGTCACGGGCCGGAGAACAAGCGCAACGACGGCAGGCCGCAGGGCTCGTCGGAGTGGCTGGCGTGGCCGGAGTTCGGCTTCTACCTCAAGCCGGTGGAGACGACGAACGGCTCGTGGCTGGCCGAGTTGGCGCCGTGGCGCGGTGTCCGTGTGCAGGGGCGCCAGTACCCGGAGTTCTTGGAAGGCGGCGGCGATCTGCCGTGGTCCCGCGCCGAAGCCGCAGCCGTTGCGTATGCGACCGGAGGAATCCGCGCCGTCTAGCAGTCCTTCCCACGGTGGGAAACACGGGTGCCCCACCGTGGGATAACTGCGCCCGAATGATAGAATGTGCGTAGCACAAACAAGTCCGCCACGAACACAAAGGAGAACCGAAGTGACCGCACCACGCCGCACAAGCACCAAGCCAGCCGAGGCTGAGACTGAGGTGCCCAACGAGGCCGACGCCGCCGAGGTCGCGTCCGCCTACACCCCGCCCAAGATGCACTCCGACGTGCTGCCCAACGTGCACGTCGCCATCGCCCGGGTCGCCGCCGACATCGGCGCCATCGCCAAGAACCAGAAGGTTCAGGCAGGCCCAGCCAAGTTCAACTTCCGAGGCGTGGACGACGTGCTCAACGCCATCCACGAGCCGCTGGTCACCCACGGCGTCAGCATCGTGCCCACCGGGTTCGAGGTGCTGGACCAGACCGTCGGCACCACCAAGTCCGGCACCGCCCAGCAGCACCTCATGGGCCTCGTGCGCTACCGGATCATCGGCCCCGCCGGTGACTACGTGGACGCCGCCGTCGTCGCCGAGGCGCAGGACACCAGCGACAAGGCCGCGTCGAAGATGATGTCGATGGCCTACAAGTACCTCGCGTTCCAGACGTTCTCCATCCCGATCGAGGGTGCCATGGAGGAGTCCGACCGCGAGTCCTACGACCGGGCCCCGCAGCAGCAGCAGGCCCTCACCTCCGAGGACGCACTGGCCCACCTCCAGATGCTCTGCGACCAGATCGGCAAGCCGATCGAGGAGGTCACCGCCCAGTTCCGCGAGCGTCAGGGCGGCATCGACATGGACGCCTTCCGCGCCCTGCCGACCAACACCCTCGTGCCGTTCGTGCAGCAGGTCGATCAGTACCTCCGTCGCCAGCAGGCAGCGGCCCAGCAGTAACCCGCTTCCCACCGTGGGATTCGGACCAACCGAGAAGGAGCACCACATGTACCGCCGCACCCACCGCGCACTGGCCAAGGCCATCCAGCAGGCCGGAGCCGAGTCGATGATGGACGAGGGCCAGATCCTCGCCATCACCAACCGGATCGCTGACGTGTGCGAGGAGAACACCCCGAAGTCGGCCACGTTCGACCGTGAGGTGTTCGTCGCCCTCGCCACCCAGCGCCAGTCGCAGTTGGCCATCGCCGAGGACTGAGACGATGCCTTCCGCCAGAAGCACGCTCATCGACGTCAGCAGCGTCACAGTGCTGGGCATCTGCCCGCTCTGTGACCATCGGGAGTTGGGGTACGAGGAGGTCGCGGTCCGCCGTGGCCTCCTCTCCCACTTCTACACCCGCCACGACGACAGCGAGTCGCGGAACTTCCGTGAGGCGCTGCGCAAGTGGCTCCAGAGGAAGGCAGTGGCAGCATGACCGCCCCCCACAGCAGTGCCCGGTACGCCGTCATCCGGGGCAGCCTCATCGGCGCACCCACCGGGACCAGCACCTACTCCGTAGTCGCCGTCCACGAGGTGTGGGCCAACGGCGTGCTCGTCAGCCAGATGACCCTCGGGACACCGGTGACGTACACGGCTCCCGTGTTGATCGTGCCGGACAGGATCGTGGCCATGCTGCGCAACAGCGCCGACGCCAGCGCGTACGCCAGCAGGCTGCGTCAGGAAGATCACGAGGCAGAGCGATGAGCGAGCAGCAGATGTCCCTCGTGGCCAAGGAGGAAGGCATGGCCATCGCCCTGAGCAAGCACGAGGGCTACCAAGACTGGTTCCGCAAGCACGTCGAGGACATGCCCGACGGCTGGCTGTTCACCAGCGAGGACGTGACCGAGGCGATCGGCCTACCGACCCGCGAAACGGAGATGAACAAGAACAACTCCGTGGGCGCCTTGATGAACGGTCTGGCCAAGACCGGCACCATCGCCAACACCGGCAGCCGCGTGAAGTCGAAGCGTGTCTCCTCACACGGGGCAGAACTGGTCGTGTGGCAGCGCACGTACGTCGGTTCGGGGAAGGTTGGCACTCAGGGCCAGTCCGCCTACCCGAGCCCGCAGAGCGCCGATTTGGAGGCCCGTGTGCGGGACGCTGACACCGTCCTCGCCGGGCTGACGACCGAGGCGTACGAGACGGGCGACATGGCCGGGTTCCGGCGCGGCTACGAGCAGGGCATCGCGGCTGCCAGCAAGCGGCCCGGGGCGATCTTGGAGGCCAAGCATGAGGGTGTCCTCGCTGGCCGCAAGCAGCAGGCGCAGCGCACCATGAACCTCATCACGAACATGCGCGAGCAGATGAAGGGACGCGGGCCGGTCGAGGCGCACACCACGACGTGCTGGATGAAGCACCCCCGGTGCGCGCTGGACGCGGTGGCCAAGGGTCAGGTGATCCCGTGAGCACCGAGGAACTGCGGCAGGAGATCGACCGGGTGGTCGGCGAGTGCGCCGGTGCCGTGTCGCTCTGCTGGGAGCCCCGCCCGGACGGCGTGTTCGACAGCACGCAGGCCGTGACCTACGTGCGCGGCGCGTCGGCCCGGCTCATGTCTGTGCTGGAAGCGGAGGTTGCCAGCCGTGAGCCGATCATCCGCGCCGACGAGCAGAAGCGATCCGCGGTCGGCATCGAGGATGAGATCACGCTCGACGTCCGCCGCGCCGAGCGCGAGCGGCTGCGGGCACAGGTGAAGGCGTTGCCGCTGATCGACTACGACAAGGATGACGACGAGTTGATCCGTCGAGCCGATGTCCTCGCCGCACTCGGTGATGCGCCGTGAGGCCCGAGGAGGTGCGGGACACGGTGATGACCATGCGCAACGACGCATACCTCGCCATGACCGGCAAGGACGCCCCGCCGATGCCCGACCTGACACCGCCGATCCCAGCCGGGGTCAGGCTCGGGGAGCGGGTTCACTTCGACTACAGCGACATCCTGCGCCGCAAGGAAGTGCGCGGCGCAGCGTTCGCCAACGTGCCCGTTCGCAAGGAGTGGGGCAAGACGGAGTGGGGCAAGCGCGGCGACGTGCGCCACGGGCTCATCGTCGGCGTCCGCACCCTGTCCAACGGGGTCATCGAGTGGAACTACGAGGAGCCGATCCAGTTCTTCCCCGACCTGTACTTCACCGCCTACCTCGTCGCGTTCGACCTCCGGCGCAAGCCGGTGTACCTGCTGCCCGACGACGTGACGAGGCAGCCATGACACACGGCTGGTGCACCGTCTGCGAGAAGTGGGGCGCCCACATCGCCGAGGAATGCAAGTGGGTGGCTGACCCGCTGGGGCGTCGCCTGCACTACTGCGAGGTGTGCGACGTGCGGCGTGTCGTGTCCAAGCACATTCGCACCTGCCGGACCAAGGGCTGCATCGGCAGCCTGAACCTGTCCACCGTGCACGACGTGGGCCCGAAGAAGTTGAGGAGGAAGCCGTGATCGTCAACGTGGAGCACATCGAAGCCACCCCACGGCAGGTGGTAACCACCCCCAACGGCATGGCCATCGCCAGCGCCTACACCGTCAGCGTCGTCCTTGAGGTGATCGGCCCGGAGTCCATCGGTGACGTGCTCAAGCGCGTGGACTGGCGGCTCACCCACGGGGTCCAGCCCACGCCGCCGGAGGTGAGGCCATGACACTCGACGCTGGCAAGGACGCCATCTACGAGCGAGCCCGGCGCAACGAAGCCATCCAGATGCTCGACACCGGGATGCTCGTCACGCAGGTGGACGCCGCCGCCCTGCTCGGCATCACCAAGAGCACCCTGTCGTGGCGCGGTCGGCAGGGGTACGAGCCGCAGCCGATCGGGAAGGTCGGCAAGAGCATCATCTACTGGCTGCCCGACGTGACAGCCGAGGCGCTGCGCCGGATGGGGGTCCAGTGATGCAGTACCTCAACGCCTACTACCTGCGGTGGAAGTGCGCGGCCTGTCAGGGAGTGCACACCCGCAAGGTCCCGCAGGACGAGCAGGGCTACCTGTACCAGCAGGAGAACCACGAACTGCGCGTCGTTGCGACCGCCAAGGTCATCCCGTACGACGCGGTGATGATGCTCATGGAGCGGGTGGACCTGTCCTGCGACGCCCCCGACGTGCGGGTGGAGGGAGAGCAGTGACCGCGCTCATCATGTTCCTCGCCGTGTCCTACGGGTTCGCCTTCCTCATGGCCCTCGGCAGTGAGGACTCCCAGCGCAGCCGGGCCGGGACCACGCTGGCCGTGTGGTCCATGGTCCTGCTCGTGGCCATCACTGTGACCGATCGGTTGGTGGACCTGTGAGCACCAACCGCTACCAGTACGCGCAGACCGGGCGTGCGCTGCCGATGTGCGGCGACTGCGGGGCGATCGTCGGCGACACAGCCGTCCACGACCGGCACCACGACCGGACGGACTCGATGATCGCGCTGACCGTCACCACGGCACACAACCTGCTCGCCACCGTCAACGCCCTGCTCGCGTACGGGATCGACAGCATCGAGGTGAACGTGAGCGAGGTGCCCGAGTGATGGCCGGACGCCACCAAAAAGCCGCCGTCATCGCCAACCCGCCGATCGGATGGCAGATGCAGTTCACCCCAGTCGAGAACAGCCGCAAGGTGATGTGCCTCGCCTGCGGGACGATGGGCTACACCTCAACGTCGATGCGTCCCTCCGGTTGGCAGGCATCATGCCTCCTCGGTCACCCGGAGGAGTGCTCAACCTGCGGCGGAAGGTTCGTCAAGGGAGGGCTCAAGCAGCACCTCCGGTGCATCTCGGGCCACACCCGCTGCCCTGACCACGGCAACACGCAGTCCCGGCGCCTCCGAGGGCTCCAGCGGGCGCTCGCATGAGCGGGCGGTGCGAGTGCTGCGGGGCACCCATCCCAACCCCACTGCCCCTGTGCACAGACTGCGACCACCCGCTGAACAGCCACAACGACAACGGTGGGAAGAACAAGACCGCCTACTGCACCGTGTGGTCCAACCCGGACCCGCGCAAGCCGTCCACGCAGTGCGCCTGCGTCATCAGGGTGCGCTGACATGGAAGTCCTCAAGTTCATCGCCGCCATCATCGGCATCGTCCTCGGCTGGGGCATCACCGGGGTCCTGATGTTCTGGGCCGCGAACGCACTGGAACGGAGACGCAAGTGAGCGAGGAGCCAGTTCCCACCGGTGGGAACGCAGCAGCAGTGATCGCTGCAATCGTCGCCGCCGTGGCAGCCACCAAGACCACCCGAAGGACACGACGATGAGGACGACCATGCGATACCCCGAACCGATCAGCCGCAACGCGTCCGCCTGCGAGGCCGACGGCTGCGACACATGGACGCTGGAGCCCGAAGCGCACGGCTTCATCGAGGTCATCTGGGGCGACGAGCGGATGGTCTACTGCAAGCCGGACTGCCTGCTCAAGGACATCGCCCGGCGCACCATGCCCACCGAAGTCATCCCCCATGGCTAAGGCCCCGGCGTGGAACACGTACTGCCCTGAGTGCAAGGCGAAGATCGCCCTCGCCGTCACCGTCAAGCAGGGCCCCAAGATTCGCGGCGAACCAGCCGTCGAAGCCCGCGTCGCCGTGGACACCACGAAGATGCGGGAGCACATGCGGGACAAGCACGGGATCGTCCCGGCCCCGCAGCAAGGCACCTAACCAGAGAGAGAGATCACCATGGCGACAGGCGCACCTGCCATCACCATCATCGGCAACCTCACCGCCGACCCCGAGTTGCGGTTCACCCCCAGTGGGCAAGCCGTGGCCAACTTCACCGTCGCCTCCACCGCGCGGTTCTTCGACAAGACGAAGAACGAGTGGGCCGAGGGCGACACCACCTTCATCCGCTGCTCCGTGTGGCGGGAGATGGCCGAGAACGTGGCCGAGTCGCTGGCCAAGGGCAACCGGGTCGTCGTCACCGGCACCCTCAAGGTCCGCCAGTACGAGACGGACAAGGGCAAGGGCACATCCGTGGAGTGCGACGTGGAGGAGGTCGGCCCCTCGCTCAAGTGGGCGTCGGCCAAGGTCACCCGCACCGACAAGAGCCAGCAGGGCGGGCAGCGTCAGCAGCCCAAGACTGATCCGTGGGCCAGTCAGGGCAGCCAGTTCCCCGACGAGCCCCCCTTCTAGGACCAGTCGGAGGGACGCGTACCTCCGGCGAGGCCCGGGTCGCAGCAAGCCACATGCTGCGACAGTGGAACCGGCACCAAGATGGGTGCCCCACGACGACCAAGGTGACGGCGCCGGGCCGCACCACTTCCCACCGTGGGAATCAGAACGTGGCGTTGTCCACGATCGCTTCCCACTCCGCGTACGTACGGGCGCCGATCCGCACCGGGTTACCGCCCGACCCGTCACCCTTCACCCCGTTCGCCGTGACCACAGAGCCAGCCGGGGCCTGCGTCGCCGGGCCCGGACCCCACGAACCGTCCGGCTTCTGCGTCAGGACATCGCCAGTCTCGCCGCCGCCAAGGACAACCCCGCTCATCACTGCCGACAGGGTGAACGGCGACGCCTCCGTGCCACCACCGGCCAGCGTCAGGTCCACCGTCGGCGTGTCGGCCACCTTGAGCACCGGCGCCAACTGCACCTTGCCGGAGATGAGGCTGCCAGCAACCGTCAGGTCCAGCGACGGGGTGTCAGCCACCCCCAACTGCTGCCGGGAGTTCGTGATGATGAACGGGTCGCCCGCTGTACCGATGCCGGACACGGTGATGCCGTCCCCGCTCATCAACACGCACTCGCAGCCCATCTTGGAGTCGCAGCCACATGCCATGTCGGCCTCCTAGTTCGTCCACGTAGGCGTGACCGCCGTGGTCAGTTGGTAGTTCCACGAGCAGTCGAGTTGCAGGTTGGCCCGGTTCGCCGCGCTGCTCTTGCCGTCGAACTGGGCGTAGTGCGTCGTCGTCGCGTTGTAGAGCACGATCGACCGCGCCGTCCCGTCCTTGAGCGCCTGCCAGTGCGCCGTCCCGATCGACTCCCACGCACCGGCGCCGGACGCCGCCGACGCCTGATCGACCTTCGTCCCGTTGCGGACCGGGGCGCCCCCAGACCCGGCAACCGCCGGGCTGTTGAAGAACGAGATCGTGATGGACCCGGACGCCCCGACACCGGTGCGCTTGTAGAGGTACACCCGTGCGTCGCTGACCGTCATGTTGGCGAACCGGGTGGCACCGTTCGCGCCGAGCGCGGCAATCACCGCCGCCTGCAACGCCGCCTGACCGCCGTAGTCCAGCACGCCGGTGTAGTTCCGGCCCGAGTCCGAGTAGTAGCCCTGCCCGATGTTCTCCCCGATGTACCCCCAGCCCACGTCGGGCCGGTAGGAGTTCGTCGCCTGCGGGCGGACCTCGATCGTGGCCGACCCCGAGTCCGTCACCGCGTCCTGCCCGGTCTTGCCGGTCTTGGCCGGAGACGCCGCCGACTCGCACACCCCGTTCGTGGCCACCACCGTCCACGAGTAGTTCGTGTTCGGGGTCAGCCCCGTCTGGCTGATCGTGGTGCCCGCCTGCGTGGCGACCAGCGCCCCGTTCCGGTACACCTTGTAGCCCGTGGCGCCCGGCACCGCCGTCCACGACAGGCTCGCCGTCGTCGTCCCGATCGCAGTCCCGCTCGGCTTCGCCGGTGCCCGCACGATGACCTGCACCGCCTGCGGCGCCGACTCCGACCCCTCGTAGGTCGCCGTCCCCGAGTACACCGCCTTGAACTCCGTCGCCCCACACAGCGACGGCGTGACCGACGCCGACCATGTGGCGATGGCCCCGGTGGTAGGGGTGGCCGACCCGACCGCGACCCACGGGGAGGCGGTGTTCTGCCGCTGGAACACGGTGACCGTGCCACCGGAGATCGAGCCGCTGGTGGCCGTGACCGTGCCGCCGACCGTCTTGGCCACCCCAACCTCGACAGTGCCAGTCAGGCCGCTGGTGATGGCCGTGGCGGTCACCTCGGAGTCCGGGTAGAACCGCCGCCACACCCCACCGACCCGGACCAGCCCACGGACAACGGTGCGCTCCTCGCCGCCGACCACCACCTGCGGGTGATCCACGTCGCGCCACGCACCGCCGTCGCGGACCTTCCAAGCCACCGGTCAGACCTCTCGCTCAGACGTACTGGAGGTGGATGTCGCCGTCCCGCACGTTGGTCGTCGGCGCCGCACCCGTGCTGTACGTGATCTTCGGCAACTTCGTGTCGAGGTCTTGCGCCAGTTCCGTGATGTCCACGCGCGGCTTCATCAAGTCAGCGGGCTCCGGGTACGGAAACCCACGGTGGGAAGTGGTGCCCATCAGGCGACCGTGACTACCTTGGTCCCCGCGCTCCTGCACGCGGACGCCATCGGTGTCGCCTTCACCGTCTTGGCGCCGGTCGTGGCGTACGTGTGGCTCACGGTGCCACGCGCGGTCACCGTCGGGGTGCCGTCACCGAAGTCCCACGTCGTCGTGCCCTTCCACCCTGCGGTGAACTGGTACGTCTTGGCGAGGCCCGGCGTCTCCACGATGACCAGCGGGGTTCGCTGGTAGCACGGGTTCTCCCCGCACTCCCCCGGGTCACCATCGGCGCGCGGGTCCACCGGGACCGTCTCATCAACCGGATCGGGAGGACAGTCCTCCTCGATCGGAGTCACCTGCTCCACGACCTCCTCAACCAGCGTGGTCGTTCTGGTGACGATGGAGTCCACGCGACCATCGCCGTCCGTGTCCACCTGCTTCGTGTCGGTGCTGCTGGTCCTGCGCGCCATCGTGTCCTCCTCGGATGAGCCTGCACGGTCATCGTAGAGCCAAGTTCGGGTCGAACGTGGCTATTCGTCCACTTCCTCCACGGAGGGCTCCGCGAAGTCCTCCTCCTCCGGCTCCATCTCGTAGTCCTCGGGGTCCATCAAGTCCATCACCTTGATCGCCAGCCACATGCCGACGACCACGAACGGGGTCAGGATGCGGGCAAGCATCAGCGCCAGCGTTCCCGGTCGTCCCGCAGCGCCTCCGCGATCTTCCGCAGGATCGCACCCAGCCGCCCGCCAACCTGCCGAGAAGCCCTCTCGACCGCAGCAGCACTGATCTGCGTCGGGTCCACGTAGAGGATGTGGGTCTTGGCGTACCGGGTGGTGATCTTGATGGGGTCCTTCCCGCCGGTCACCTTGATCTGCCACTGGCCACCCAGCCCCGAGCCGTCCTCGAAGTGGATGTTCATGTAGGGGATGGAGTCCTTGGAGCCCGCCGTCCACTCCGGGCCGATGTACGCCGTCTCGTCACCATTGGAGCGCACGAACCGTGTCTCGATGACGCGCGACGCGGTGCGGTTCGGCGGCAGTGCGATCCGCAGGTACAGGAAGTGGTGCTCGCTGGAGTCCTCCTTGATCCCCGACACGGGCTGCTTGCCGATGTCGAGGTTCTTCCACTCCCCGTTCGGGATGGTGACCTCGTTGGTTTTCTTCCCCGAGTACCACTTCCACAGGCCGAACTGGTCCACGACGTACGGCTCAGTCTCAGGCCCCGGATCAGGAACCTCCGGCTCCGGCGTGGTGTCGTCGATCACCTTGTTCCCAGTCCCGGCAAACAACTCCTCGGCCTGCGCGGCAGTCACCAGCGACCCGTTGATGACCGACTTGTCGGTGGCCTTCTGCGTCTGCCACAGCATGACCTCGTTCGCGGTCTGGTCGCCGTAGTTGCCGGTGATCGGCAAGTTGCTGCCACCCGACAACTTGACCCCATTCAGGGTCGCCTGCAACCGGCTCACCGAGTCGGAGTCCTTCTGGCCCTTGACCAACTTCGACACGTACACGTTGCCCGGCCCGCTGCTCGCAACGGAGAACCTGACCCCGTTGTACTGGTCAGTCCAGATGTACGAGCCCGCGCCCCACTTCTTCGGGTACGACAACGGCTCGACGCCAGTCTTGCCGGGCTTGTTGGTCGGGTCCGTGGTGGCGATCTTGCCGCTGCCGTAGGAGATCGCGGCGTGCCCGTTGTTCCCGTACTTCCACAGCACGAGCGCCCCGCGCGGAGGCTCAGTCGTCCAGTACCGACCTGATGCCTTCACCTTGTCGTAGACAGCGTTCGCGTTCTTGCAGCCCCACGCGGGCGGGTTGCCGTAGTCACCCCCAAGAGAGTGCCACGAGTGCTGCGCGCACATCCCTGATCCTGACGGGTTGTGCGACAGGAACCAGTCGATGCGTGCCTCGGTCGTGCGCGGTGTGCTCATGCTCGATCCTCACTCTCGGGCTCAATCTCCGATACTTCCTTCGTCACTACCGTCACCTCGTCTACCAGCCCTAGCGGCTGCCGGTTCGTGTCGTGGTGGTGCCACACCTCGACCGTCAACCATGAGCCGAGGACGACGAACCCGGCGGCGACCAGCATCACCGCGAACGAGGAGTTCGCGCTGGACGTGTCGCCCCCGGCGATCCTCAGTTGGATACCGGCGCCGATCAGCAGGAACACGGCAGCCGCGAGCGGGCCGAGCCGCTTCCACGCGCTGCTCATCTTCACTGCGCTGTCACGCCCCTTCGTCCTCCGGCGGCCCATCCGCGCTAGTCGTCGGCCTGTCCTCGTCATCGAGCCCACCTGACTTCGCCGTCGTCGCCCCGGCCCAGTAGCCCAGCGCACCACCAGCGATGCTGCCGATCGTGCCCATCCCAGCGACGATCACCAGTTGGCCGTTGTCGCTGATCGCAGTCTGCCCGTTCAGCGCCAAGTCCACCCCAAGGGCAAGGATCACGCACGACAGGAACACTCCGATCATGATGACCGCCGCGTAGGCCACGTCGTAGCCGTCGCGGCGCCGCTCCGGCCCAAGACTGATCCGTGCCATCAGGACTCCTCGGGCTCCTCGTCAAGTCCGGGCAATTCGGTCAGCACATCAACCCACTCGCCGGGAGCGTAGCGCGCCACGATGTTCGCATCCGAGTCCGACAGCACAAGATGCACCCCGCCGTCCTCGTCCGCGTACTGCGCCCACCCAGTCGCCACCACCACGTCGATGACATCGCTGTCCGCAGAAAGCCGCTCGCCGCCGTTGGGCAGGACCACGCCGAACGCGTGACCGCTGCCATCTGCAAGTCGTCCCACAGCCCCTCCTACAGGGTCGTCCGTCCGCCGATGAGGTATTCCTTCTGGACGCTGGTCCATTCTCCACCGGCGAGTTCGTCCACCAGCGTTCCCGACGCGTCGAAGAACCGGAGCCGCCCCGTGTCCAAGTCCACGTCGTGCGACACCGCCTCGATCAGGACGTGGCCGTTCGGCACCTCCGGCACCTGCACGAAGAACACGTGCTGGCTGAGATCGCCCCAGCGCGCCCGCTCCTCAGCCATCATCATCGTCGGGCGCACCCCGGCGGCCATGAAGTCCACGTAGCAGCCGGTCGTGTTCGCCCGGTACACCACCGGGTAGAAACCTGCGGCGGTCAGGCCGGTGTGCGACACGCCGACCCATGTGTCGCCCGGCACCCCGGAACGCATCGACACCACGCACTGCGGCACCGAGCCGTACGCCGTCGAGAACGCCGTCCAGTCTCCCTGCGAGTTCGCGTTCGCCGCCGGGTACACCCATGAGCCACCGACCCGGAACACGACCGGGTGGTTCGCCCCAGCCGCACCCTGCGGGCCCTGCGCGCCGCTGACGCCCTGCGCGCCCTGCACGCCCTGCACACCCTGACCACCTGTCGCGCCGGTGGGGCCGATCAGACCTTGCGGCCCAGTCGCACCACGCACACCCTGCGGGCCGGTGGGACCTGTGGAACCGATCCCTCCACCGACCCCCTGTGGCCCAGTCGCGCCCGCCTGCCCGGTGGGGCCGATCAGGCCGGTGAGCCCAAGCGGTCCGGCTGGCCCGGTCGGTCCAGCCACGCCGATCAGGGGGACCAACTTCCACTGCTGATCCGCCGGGTCTTGGAAGTACAGCCTGCCCATGTCAGACCCCCATCGCAATGAAGTGCAGGCCGGTGGCGGTCGTGTTCGTCCGGTAGATCATCAGGTTGCACCCGGATGCGGTGATCGCGTCCGAGCCGACGGCACGGACTGTCCCGGGCACGGTGGTGTTCGCCGCGACGAGGACGATCGGCGGCTGGGTGAACGACCCCACGCCGTAGTAGTTCCCGAACGCAATCGCGGTCGCCGTCGGGGTGTTCGCCACCGGGTTGACGATCACGTACCCGAACCGGACGATCAGCCCGACCGGCTGACCGGGCAGACCCGCTGCACCCTGCGCCCCCTGCGCGCCCTGCGCGCCCTGTGGGCCCTGTGACCCTTGCACGCCCTGTAGGCCCAGAGGACCGGTGGGGCCACGGGGCCCCGTGGGACCGGTGTCGCCGAGCAGACCGGCCAGACCAGTCGGCCCCAACGCGCCGAGCAGCCCCGCCAGACCAGTCGGTCCGGTCGGACCCTGCACCCCGGTGGGGCCGAGCAGCCCTTGAGCGCCGGTGGGCCCAGTGGGGCCGACGGGGCCGGGGTCAGACAGCGGCACCCACGCCTTCGTGATCGGGTCACGGTAGTACAGCAGCGGCATGGCTCACCCTCCCATCAGTAGACCGTGCCCCAGACGGCCCAGTCCACGTAGGTGTTCGTGGTGTTCGTCCGCGTCACCGTGACCCAGATCGCAGTGGTCGTCACATCGGAAACGCCAGCGCCCTTCACGGTGGAACCCATCACCGACGACGACCCGGTGCAGATCGGGAACGGGGTCGCGTTGTAGGTGATGCCGAACGCGACGCCGACCGGCGTTGACGGTGCCCCGTTGTTGCCCGGCACCGCTGTGCGACCACGGACCATCCGCCAGCGGTCGTGCGCGTCGCCGTACGGACCCTGCACACCCTGCGGGCCCTGCGGCCCCTGAGCGCCACCCGGACCCGTCGCACCCTTGATGCCCTGCGCGCCGGTCGGCCCCGTTGCCCCCGCCGGGCCCGTCGGACCGAGCAGCCCCTTGACGCCCTGCGGGCCGGTCGGGCCAGCCGCGCCCTGCGGCCCCTGCGCGCCCGTCGGACCGAGCAACCCACCTGCACCCGTGGCTCCCGTGACACCCGTCGGGCCCGTCGGACCCGCAGGCCCAGTCGGGCCCATGAAGTTCAACGGCACCCAGTTCCCGGTCCCCGGGTCGCGGTGGTACAGGCGGGCCATGAGGTCATCCTCCCGCGATCAACCGCAAGCGCTCGTCATCCCACGCGTGCGACTCAGACATGTAGTCCCCAGTCCGACCCCGGATCAGCAGCGCCCGCGCCGCATACCCAGCCGCCTGCTCCTTCTGGTCGTGGGCCAACCAGTGATCGGCGAGGTCCACCCACACCTCCCGGCGACCCGGGTCCTCAGCAGCCGCCTTGAGCAGCCACCGCTCCGGGTAGTCGTCCATCTTGGCAAGGTACCGGTAGGACTGCGCCCGCTCCGCTGCCCACACCGCCGTCGGCAGCGACAGGTGCCGCACGAACTCGGCACGAGCCCCGGCCCAGTCGCCCCGGAAGAACAACTCGCGGGCGTAGTAGTGCGCCATCCGGTCATCGTCCGGGGCCTCAGCGACGGCCTGCGCCAGCAGCGGGAGGTACTGCGAGCGGGGCTTCGTGTCGTCAGCCAGATGCTCGATGGTGAACGGCAGGTGAACGGTCACCGGAGCGTTCGGCCCCGTGAAGTGCAGCGCCTCATGCACCGGGTGCCGCCACTGCCAGTTGAACCGGGTGTGCGTGTGGTCGGCGGCGAACACCACGTCCGGCTCACCGTCCGGGCGGTGGTTCCAGATGTACTCGTAGGAGTACCGGTCCGCCGGTGGGGCGTCCTCGATGGCGTCCCGCCAGCCCGGCAGCAGCACCTCGTCCACGTCCACCTTGACCACGAGGTCGGCGTCGGCTGGCAGCAGTGCCAGCGCGGTGTTGCGGGCCACGTCGAACCGCCATGGGCGCACCGCGATCTCGTGGACAGTGATGCCGAGGTGGCGGGCGAACCCGATCTGCTCCGGTGAGGAACCGGTGTCAACGAGCACCATCTCGTCAGCGTCCAGAGCCGACTTCGCCCAGCGCTCGATGAACTCCAGCGGCTCGTCCAACATGATCGAACTGACGACGACCTTCATCGCACCTTCCTCGCCCAGACCTGTAGGTCGATCTCCAGCACCTCGTAGCGCTGCTCGTAGCACCGCAGGAACGCGTCAATCGCTGGCTTCGGCACGTCCCGCGCGCCACCGCCCCACGCGTAGTCATCGAACGCGAGCAGCCCACCGACCTTGAGGAACCGGTCCGCGTTCACCGCGTCGCGGAGCACCTGCTCGGCGGTGTGCGCACCGTCCACGTAGATGAAGTCGAACGCCGCCGGGCGCATGGAGAAGTAGTCATCCGACGTGCCGGTGAACTTGCCCACCCGGGTGTAGTGCTTCATCCGGTCGAGGTAGAACTGGTTGACCGCACCGAAGTTGATCGCCTCGTGGTCGATCTCAGCGGACCCCACCCACGTGTCCACGTCCACCAGCCAGCCGCCGACCTCGGTCAGCACGTTCTCCAGCAGCCACACGCTCGCGTCGCCGCAGTACGCGCCGATCTGGAGGCACTGCAACGGCTGCCCGGCCAACGGCAGCAGATGCCGGGCGAACGCGGCCTCCGCGTACCCGCCGGTGAACCAGTCCGGGCCGGGCCGAGTTCCCACCGTGGGAAATGCCGCCGTCACGGCTCACTCACGATCTCGATGGTCACGTCCGGCAGGGCGAAGATGTAGGTCATCGTGCCCTCCTTGCCGTCCCAGAAGTGCACCATCTGGTTGCCCCACCCGATGATGAGGTCGTCCTTGCTCTCGAACTCCAGTTGGCCGAGGTTGCCCTCCAGCACCGAGTCGTCTCCATCCCAGTGCACTCGCACACGCTGGCCTGCCGTGAATGGACCTGTCACTGTTCTCTCCTCATCGCTCGCCGACGGCGAAGTAGTCAACGACCGTTGCGGTCGTGTTCGTACGGTAGACGTAGATGGTGACCTCACCCGCAGTCGGTGTGTTCACAGCCACGTTGCGCACAGTCGTCCCGATCACTGACGACCGCGCCGACACGACCACCGTCGGCACCACCCTGAACGCTGCGGAGAACGCCACCGACAGGGCCGTGTTCGTGTTGGCGACCGGGGTGATCGTCGGCGAGCCAGCCCTGATCTGCCAGTAGTGGTTAGGGCCCTTCGGCCCCTGCACCCCGCCACCGCCCTGAATGCCCTGCGCACCCTGCGCCCCGGTGTTGCCGACCGCGCCCTTGGTGCCCTGCGGACCAGTGGGCCCGGTCGCGCCGACCAGCCCCGTTCCACCCGTGGCACCCTGCGGCCCCGTCGGACCCTGCGCCCCCGCGTTGCCAGCCGGACCAGCCGGACCAGTCGGACCGCGCAAGCCGACGATCTCCCACGTGTCCGGCCCCGTGCGTCGCTTCAAGACAGCCATGTCACCAGTACCCCCACGACATCCACGCCACGTAGCAGGAGTCCGCGCCGCCCTTGTTGTAGATCACGCCCTCCACGCTGCCTGCGTTGTGCGCGGTCAGGCCAGCACCCGCCGTCGTGTCGCCCCAGTTGTTCTTCACCCCGGTGCAGATCGCGGTCAGGCCGCCGGTGTAGTTGAACCCGAACCCCGCCGACCATGCCGTGTGCGCAGTGGCGGCAGCGTTGACGAACACCGTGCCCCACGCGATACGCCACCGCAGCGATCCGTAGCCGCCCGTGGATGGGTCGCCGTCAGGGCCGACGGCGCCCTGCGGACCCTGTGGACCCTGAATGCCCTGAGCGCCCGTGGCACCCTTGTCGCCGGTGAGGCCCTTCGCCCCCTGCGGGCCAGTAGGGCCGGTCCCACCCGTTGCCCCAGTGTTGCCCGTCGGCCCGGTGGGCCCAGTGGGGCCGACGGGGCCCGCGTTCCCCTGCGGCCCCGTCGGGCCAGAGGGGAGGTCCAGCAGGGTCCACGCCCCATCCGATGAGCGCCTGTAGCGCACGACGCTCATTGGGTGCTCGGCGTTCCCACGCCGACAGCGATCCACTGCACGTACGTGGTGGTGGTGTTCGACCGGACCACGTTCACCGCTGAACTGGTGGTGCTCGGGCCGGTGTACGCGCCGCACGAGACGACGGTCCCGGGAACCGTCGTGCGCGCGCACGCAAACACCGTCGGGGCGGACGTGAACCCGGAGTAGGAGATGCCGACACCGGTGGAGGTGTTGGTCACCGGTGTGATGGCCGCCTCCCCGCGCCGGAACGTGATCCCAGCAGGAGAGCCCGCCGCCCCACCCGGACCCTGCGCACCTTGAGCACCCTGCGGTCCTTGGGCTCCAGTGTCACCAGTCGCACCCTTGTCGCCGACAACACCCTGCGCACCAGTCGGGCCGGTCGGGCCGCGCAACCCAGTCGCCCCACCCGGCCCCGTCGGACCTGTCGGCCCAGTGCCACCAGCGGTCCCCTGTGGACCAGTGGGGCCAGTCGGCCCCTTGAGAGGTTGCAGCACGATCGCCCCATCGGACGAACGCCGGTACTTGAGGACAGCCATCAGGGGTAGTTGCTCCCCTCGTCAATCCACAGCAGCACTGACGGATCAGTCGGTGCCGTGGTTCCGACCTCCACCTCCTTGAGCGCGGCGGCCTCTGCTGCGGTGAGGTACTGCGGGTGGGGGTCCGCCGCCGCCTCGTGGCCTGCCAACTGCCCGTCGGTGTAGGAGTAGGCGTCATTGCGTGCCGTTGTCGCGGACCCAGCCGGGTCAGCGCCGACGTTCGCCGCCGTCGGGAACGGGTGCACATGGTCGGCTCGGGCCAGCGCCGCCGAAGTGCCGACCGCCGCCGACGCGCCCAGCGCCGACGCGACCACGTTCGCGGTGATCGCGTGCGCATGGTCGTTGCGGGCGAACGACGCCCCCGTGCCCTCCGCGTTCGTGGTGGCAGCGGTCAGGTTGGCGACCGGGGCGGCAGCCGGGACGTTGTGGACGTGATCCGCGCGGGCCGCTGTCGTGCCCACGCCGACGGCGCCAGCGACGTCCGGGGTCAGCGCGGCGCCCGAAGTCGAGGACAGCGGGGCGCCCGGACCCGTCGGACCCGTCGCTCCCGTCGCCCCAGTCGGACCGGTCGGACCGGTCGGGCCGATGACGCCCTGCGGGCCTTGCGGACCCGTGGGGCCGACCGGGCCAGTCGGGCCAACCGGGCCCGTGGGCCCCTGCGAGCCGACGACCGGCACGTACTGCTGGGTCACCTCGTCCCAAACCTTCAACACGCCCATCGGCTCATCATCCTCCCTACGGCGCTTCCATCGGCTTCCATTCGGCTCCGTTCCACACCTCGGGTGTCACCCATGCTGCCCCATTCCACGCCTCGCCACCGACCCATGCTGACCCGTTCCAGACCACGGCCTTCGTCGGCGGTGTCACCTCGATGACTGTGGGGGCCGAGTCGTTCGTCCCCGCCGAGTTCCCTGCGCGCAACACCACCGAGTACGTGCCGACCGTATTGAAGGTGACCAGCGGGTTCTGCGTGTCCGGCGGGATGACGCTCGTCTGCCCGCTCGGGGTGATGAACCAGCCCCACGTGTCCGGGGAGTTCGTGGACGTGTCGGTGAACTGCACCGTCTTGCCGACCTCGATGGTGGTCTTGTTCACGGTGAACGACGCGACAGGGGGGACCGTGTAGTTCACCACCACGTCCACGTAGTCGATGGAGAACGTGCCCGCCTGCGTGCCGTTGAACCGGGTGGCGGTGACGCGGACCTTGAACGTGGCCGACTTGAGTTGTGCCAGCGTCGGGTTGAACGTGGTCGTGTCCGACCGTGCGGAGGTAGCACGGGTGGCGGTGAACAGGCTGCCGATTGCAGTCGTGCCATCCCACGGCTGGAACTGCACATTGGCAAGGCGGGTCGTGTTCGACTCCAGATGTCGCAGCGTCACCGTGATGCTGTTGATGACCGACCCGGCAGGGATCGAGGCGAACTGCGAGCCGAACCCCAACTCGATGGTGCCGACCGCGTTGGCCGTGGTGTTCGTCCACACCGAGTACGTGGCGTTGTTGGCCCCGAACGCGCCATCGACCGCGTTGGCCGTCGTGCCCCACGTCGTGTTCGTGGTGCCAGCGACGACCGACGCGCGAGCATTCAGAGTGGGCATGGCGCTACGGGGCCGGTGCCCAGATTGTGCCCACCGGCGGTGACACCGGGCGAGCCGCGGACACCACAACCGCCACCGGTCCCGTCGAGCCAGTCGGGCCCTGAATGCCCTGCGATCCAGTGGGACCAGTCGGCCCGGTCGGACCCACCGGCCCCGTCGGGCCGACGTTGCCCTGCGGGCCGGTAGGCCCGGTCGGACCCTGCACACCCTGAATGCCTTGGATGCCCTGAATGCCTTGGATGCCCTGCGGCCCAGTCGGCCCCGTCGGCCCTTGGATGCCCTGCGGACCCGTCGGTCCCGTCGGGCCGATCGGACCCACCGGACCAGTGCCCACCGGGTCGCCGTCGGTGTCCCACCACAACGCGGTCCGCTCGCTGATCGGCACCGGCAGCGGCGGGGTGTCCGGCTGCGCGAACATCAGCGGGTACTGGAGGTGGTCGTCGTCGGCCAACCCCGTCAGGGCGCCATGATCCCCGGTGCCGCCGCCCATGCCGGACGCATCGACGTAGATGTACCCGTCACCGCCGAGAGTGGCCGCGTTGTCTGGGTCGGTGGATACCACCGTCGGGCCGGGCGCCCCGGTCGGGCCGGTCGCACCGACAGTCCCAGCGGTGCCGGACGCACCCGTTGGGCCGGTCGCACCAGAGGCCCCCGTGGGGCCTGTCGGGCCCACCGTTCCAGACGCGCCAGTGGGGCCAGTGGGGCCGATGGAACCAGCCGGTCCCGTTGGGCCGGATGCGCCGGTGGGTCCAGTCGCCCCAGTCGAGCCAGCCGTTCCTGACGCCCCCGTCGGACCGGTCGGACCCACGCTGCCCTGCGCACCCGTGGGACCAACGACACCCTGAATGCCCTGCGGTCCCGTCGGCCCGACCGCGCCCGTCGGCCCGGTCGCACCCGCAGTGCCAGCCGTGCCGCTCGCACCCGTCGGCCCGGTGGCCCCCGTGTTGCCCTGAATACCCTGCACGCCCTGCGGGCCAGTCGGCCCCTGAATGCCCTGCGGGCCAGACGCACCCGTCGGCCCGGTCGCACCCGTGGACCCAGCCGTTCCGCTGGCACCGGTCGGACCTGTCGGGCCAGCGACGGTGGACGCCGCACCCGTGGCACCAGTCGGGCCGATGACGCCCTGCACACCCTGCGGGCCGGTGGGCCCGATGACGCCCTGCGGGCCAGTCGGACCGGCAACACCCTGAATGCCCTGTGAGCCGGTCGGGCCGGTCGGACCCGTGGCACCAGCGCTACCCGTGGAGCCCGCCGTGCCGGACGCCCCAGTCGGACCCGTCGGACCGACGGACCCTGCCGCCCCGGACGCACCAGTGGGGCCGGTTGGCCCAGCGACGCCCTGCGGCCCGGTCGGGCCGACGGTACCGGCTGTCCCTGACGCACCCGTCGGGCCTGTGGGGCCGATCCCGCCCTGCGGCCCAGTAGGACCGGACGCCCCACTCGGGCCGGTCGGGCCAGTCGCACCAGCGGCACCGCCCACTCCTGTCGGGCCGGTGGGGCCAGCGACACCCTGCGGTCCCGTTGGGCCGAGCGGTCCCTGCGCGCCGGTGTCGCCGACCGGGCCGGTGGGACCGGCCACACCCGTCGGACCCGTCGCACCAACGGCGAGGCACTGCCACTGCGCGCCGTCCCAATACTTGAGCGATGCCATCTCAGACCACCCTCATCCGCACCGACGGAACGACCAGTGACTGCCGGTCACCCGCCACATAGTTCCACGGGTTCGGGGCTGAACCGCCGACGAAGGTGATCGTCCGGCGCAGCGCCGTCACGTACGAAGTAGCCGCGTTCGTCAGCAGACCCAGCGAGCGCACACCGCCAACTGCGATCCCGCGCAGCGTCGCCGTGGAGGAGGCCCAGACCCCGATCCAGTACGTCCGGCCCTGCTGAAACGTCAGGCTCGTCGCCGCCACCTTGTCGCCAGTCGTGGAGAAGTCGAGGTCACCGGACACGAAGATCGGCGCGTTCGGCAGCCCAGCGGCGGTGGAGTCGTAGATGACGATGCGGCCCAGCGCGCCCGCGATCAGCGTGGACACCGACACGCCGACCTGATCCACGGAGAACGTCTTGGGTGCCACGTACGGGGCGAGCACGATGGTGTTCGCCACCCCGGCGATCGTGCCCGGGGCCAGTCCGACGAACGACTGGTCCACGAACGACCCCGGCAGGATCAGCGGGAGGAACGCGACAACATCGGCCTTCGCGTCGAGAGCGGCCTGCAACCCGGTGACCGCGCCGATCGGGTGCGAGTCCGGGTCGGCCAACCCCGTCAGGTCGCCGTGATCGGTGACCCCACCACCACCACCGCCCGTGCCGCAGGAGAAGTCGTCCTCGTCCACCCACAGCGGCACGTTGGCCGTGCCCGGTGGCAGCAAGGTCGGGTCGCCCGGGTCGCCCGGCTGGATGATCGTGTACGTCCCGCCAGCCGCCCCAGTGGGACCAGTCGGCCCAGCAGGACCCGTGGGGCCGACGATCGGGCCAGCGTCCACCCACGAGTCGCCGTCCCACGTCCACAGATGGCCGGTGTCCGTGGTGATGTACCCGTCGCCGGTCTGGTTCCCCGTCGGCGGCAGCGCCCCCGAGTTGGAGACGGAACCCTTGATCGTGACACCCGTGCCCGGCTGGCCCTGCGAACCAGTCGGCCCGGTGGGGCCGGGCACCGTGGACGCAGCCCCAGTCGCCCCCGTGGGTCCAGTCGGCCCGGACGGCCCGGACGGCCCGGACGCACCCGTCGGGCCAATCGCTCCAGTGGGACCGACCGGACCCTGAATGCCCTGCGGGCCCTGAGTCCCGGTGGGACCTGTCGGACCCGCCACGCCCTGCACCCCAGTCGGACCTGTCGGACCCACGACACCCTGTGGTCCTGTCGGGCCGACGTTGCCCTGCGGACCAGAAGCGCCAGTCGGCCCCTGAATGCCCTGCGGGCCGCTCGCCCCGGTCGCGCCCGTCAGGCCAGTGGCACCCGTGGGGCCTATGTTGCCCTGAATCCCCTGCGGGCCGGTGGGGCCAGTGCGACCAGTCGGGCCGGTCGGGCCGATCTGACCCGTCGGCCCCGTCGGTCCCGGTACCGTCGAGGCCGCCCCCGTAGCACCCGTGGCACCGGTCGCCCCCGTTGGGCCAGCCGGGCCCTGCGCCCCAGCGGAGCCAGCCGGGCCCTGCGCCCCAGTCGGCCCAGTCGCGCCTGTCGAACCGGGAGCGCCTGTCGCCCCGGTCGCGCCCGTGGCCCCGGATGCACCGGTCGGCCCGGTCGCACCAGCGGCACCCTGAGCGCCGGTCGGGCCCAGCGCGCCAGCCGGGCCCTGCATCCCCGTCGGCCCCTGCGCGCCGGTCGGCCCTGTCGGCCCGGACTGACCGGTCGGCCCCAGAGGCCCAGTCGGGCCAGCAGAACCCGTCGGCCCAGTCGGGCCCTGAGCGCCCGGCACCGGGATGATCGGCCCCGGCACACAGTCCGTCGGCAGCACGTCGGACAGCCGGATCGGCTCCGACCCGGTGAAGATCGCCCGGTACGTCAGGTCCACCCCATCGAGGCGGACCCGCACCTTGTAGATCACCGGGCCATCGACCATCCAGCCCGGGTCGAACGAGTCGATCAACTCCGCGCTGAACGACCCATCATCGAGCGGGGCCTCCACCGGAGTCTCCGTCACGGTGCCCGGTGCGTTGATGTTCGGCGCCGTCGTCAGCGGGGTGAACGCGACACTGCCCGTGTGCGGCGTCCCATCGGCACGCAAGTACCGGTCGAACACCGTCACCATCAGCAGGCTCATGGCGTCATCCTCCCCTACGAGTTGTCGATCGAGCCGTCGCTGACAGTGTTGTCGTAGACGATCACCGCGCCCGCGTTGTTACTGCCCTTCTCCCGGTACTTGTTGTACGCCTGCTCCGCAGCCAGCGACAGGTTCGACGGTGCAAACAGGTTCTCGCGGATGACGACCGTGTGAACCGACGAAGGCAGCGTCTCAGTGCCGGTGTCCTCGATTGCCACGAAGTAGTCCGAACCGCCCCATGTGCCGTCCACGTTGTTCAACTCCACGATCACCTGCTCATGGCGCATCGACGCGTGCCCCGAAGTCGCGGTGATACCCGGGCGGGTCGAGGTCTTGTTGCGGATCACGTTCCCGGCCACCCGGTAGAACCGGGGCTCACCGTTGGCTGTGATCGCCTTCTCGTTGATGTAGAAGTTGATCGGCTGGAAGCAGTCGATGAACGTGTTGCTCAACACCTGCACGTTCGACCACACGTAGGCCCGGAACGCCCCCTCCGACCCGGCGCCGTTCGCCCCGTTGCCGTAGGTGTTCGGGTCGATCTCTTGGAAGGTGTTGTTCTGGACGAGGATGTTCGCGGGGATGCCCTTGGGGTACCCGTTCCCGGCGTCCTGCTCGTAGTGATGGCTGCCAATGCCACGCGGTGCGCGGTAGAACGTGCAGCCCTCCACCCTCACGTTGTTCGACACCGTGCCGTCGTCAGCCACGTCCGACGCCGACCCCGCCCATGAGTAGTCCAACTGCACGCACTCGTCCTCAGCCCGACGCGGCTTGTCGGGGTTGGATGACGCGTTCGACATCGTGAAGTAGCAGTTCAGCAACTCCACGTTGAACGTGCCGTCCGCACGCGCACCGCCCGACGAGTTGATCTCGATGTAGTGCTTCTTCCCGCCCATGTTGGAGAAGTCGCAGCCCTTGACACGGAACCGGCGGCAGTGCGAGATCGACATGCCACCGGTCCACCCCGAGCAGTTGACGCGGACGTTCTCCAGCAACCAGTCGTAGTTCGGTGAGTTGTAACCGCCGCCGCCGTTGTCCTGAATGCGGAACACCACCGAGTCCACAGCCGGTGCGTTCAGCAGGGGCCGCGACGCACCGGACCCGGCACCGACCAGACGCACCCCACGGCGCATGAACAGGGTGCCGTCGAGGTTGTACGTGCCCGAGGCCAGTTCGACACAGGCCATCGTCAGATGGTTGTCGAAGTTGACTGCCGTACCGGTCTGGTTGGCGACGAAGAAGTTTCTGGCTCTGTCCAGCGCCGCCTGAATCTGGGCCCGAGACGACCCAGCCGGAACGACCTCATGGAAGTGTGTCGGCGCCGGAACGGTGGCCGTCTGGGTGGTCGGCCCGAACGTGGTGTTGCCGCCCTTGGTCGCCACGTCGGCGTACCACGCGAACGACCCAGCCGAAGCGTGCGATGCCCCAGAGATGGTGGCCGTCGTCGCACCCTCTGCCGGGTTGACCGTGGTCGAGTAGCCGGTGAACCGGAACGTGACCACAGCACCCTCGGGGAACCCGCCCGGAGCGGTCAGGGTGACGCTGTACGCCTCGCCCGTGCTGACCCCGGTCTTGGACAGCGACAGGGTGGCCGAGACGACTGGCGGCACCCATGCGAGCACCCATGATGAGCCGTTCCACACCTTCGCCTTCTTGCCCGCCACCCACGACGAGCCGTTCCACACGGGCATCGCCTTCGCAGGCACCCACGACGAGCCGTTCCACACCGACACCGGCACGGGGACCTCCTCAGTATTGGACCCACACGGTGCCGACTCCTTGGCTGGGCGTGCCCGACGGTGCCGCCGTGGACGAGATGACCGCCTCGCTGTTCCCGGTGCCCGCATCACGGGTCAAGTACCGGGCGTCAGCGAACGCGGTGTCCAGCGCCACCAGATCAGCGGCCACCGAGATGCCCGTCCCGGCGCCCACGTTGATCGTGCGATCAGCAGTCAGCGCGCCGCCGCCGGTCAGGCCGTTGCCCGCGACCACACTGCGGCCCGCCACCGCGTCCACGTCACTCTTGCGGGCCGCGTTGGATGCACCCAGCGGGGCCGGGAGCGCCAGTTGCCCGGTCAGCGTGCCACCGGCCAGCGCAAGGTAGCGGGCGTCCCCACGCGCGTCGTTGAGGTACTGCGGATGGTCGTCAGCGCCGAGCGCTGCCAGCGCCGAGTGCTCCAGCGACAGCGCCCCTGCTGACGCACTCGGGTCCACCCACAGTTCCAGATCGGGGTTGTCGGGCAGCGACGGCTGGATGATGACCTCATCCTTGCCGTCCCCACCACCGGTCACGGTGGGGACGAACAGCAGCCCGTCACCACCGAGCACCGCCATGTTGTCCGGGTCGGTGGACACCGCCGTCGGCCCGGGAACGCCCTGTGTTCCCTGCACACCCTGCTGGCCCTGCACACCCTGCGGGCCCTGTGGCCCGGTCGGCCCGGTGGCCCCGGTCAGCCCGGTCGCACCCGTGGGGCCGGTGGCCCCGGTCAGCCCCGTCGGCCCTGTCCGCCCAGTCGGGCCGGTGGCACCAACCGCTCCCGCCGCACCCGTGGGGCCGGTCACGCCTGCGGCCCCCGTTGGCCCAGCCGCACCCTGCGGGCCAGAGGCGCCGGTCGGACCTGTGGCGCCAGCCGCCCCCGACGCACCTGTCGGGCCAGTCGCGCCAACCGTCCCGGCGGCACCGGTCGGGCCGGACGGGCCACGGATCAGCCCGGCGTCGCTCCACGCGCTCCCGGTCCACACCCACAGGTGGCCGGTGTCGTTCGTGATGTACCCATCGCCTGCCGTGTTCCCAGTCGGCGGCAGGTTCGCCGACGACGCGACCGAACCCTTGATGCTGACCGACGTACCCGCCGCACCCGTCGCACCGGTCGGCCCCGTCGGACCCCCCGACCCTGTGGGGCCGGACACCCCCGTCGGCCCCGTGGACCCGGTGGGTCCGATCAAGCCCTGCGGCCCGGTCGGACCAGAGGCACCCGTCGGGCCGGACGCACCGGTCGGGCCAGCGTTGCCCTGCACACCCTGCGCACCGGTCGGGCCGGACGCGCCGGTCGGACCCTGCACCCCAGTCGGACCAGCGACACCGGCGGCACCGGTCGGACCCTGAGCCCCCGACGGACCGGTCGGGCCGAGCACACCCTGCTGGCCCTGCACACCCTGCACACCCTGCGGCCCCGTTGGGCCGTCGAGTCCCCGGTCGCCCCGGTCACCCTTGTCACCCTTCGGGCCGACCGGACCCTGCCAGCCCTGCAACCCCTGCTGCCCCGTCGGACCCGTGGGCCCCAACGGCCCCGCCTCACCCGTCGGACCCGTCGGACCACCGAACGGACCCGTCGGACCGACCGGGCCACACGGACCAGTCGGACCCGTCGGGCCGAGGTCGCCCTTCGCCCCATCCGGGCCGATCGGCCCGGGAGGACCAGCGGTGAACGCCGGGCTGTAGCAGTCCTCAACCGACGCCGGGCGCGGGATGTTGCCGGGGTTCCTGCTCGTCATGGTTCCTCCTGACGCTCATGGTAGGGGGGCGACGACGGCTACGGGGCCGGTTCCCACGCGCGCGTCACGGGGTCTTGCTCGTACACCGCGCCCTCATCGAGGACGAACACCGTGGTGCCGGGCTCCAGATCAGGAATCTCGTCCCGCGTGCGGACCGCGAGAGCACCGAGCAGCGCCACGTCCTCCACCGTGCCCGGGAGCAGGTCCACGCGCCCCTTGCGCTCCAGCCGGGCGACCCGCTTGTTGACCAACCGCATCCACGACAGGAAGTTGTCCTGCGAGTCCAGACGATTCGACTTCACAGTTCCACCACGTTCTCCGGCGCAGCCGTCGTCGTGATCGACACCTTCTCCTCGCCGCCCTCCTGCCGGACGTGGACCCGATCCAACTTGTGCCACTGGTCCACCGAGCGGCACAGGTCGTTGGACACCACCTGCACCCACGCACCGGCCACCAGTTCGTTGATGCCGTACGGGGCGTCCGGCACCAGCGTCGAGTTGTCCGGCACCCGTACCCGTACCGGCGCCGGGAACGACGCGTCCAGCGAGGACTGCGCCTGCTCCTGCCACGAACGCAAGTCCTGCGAGGTCGGCACCTCCAGCCCTGCCGCCTCGTTGTACGTCGAGATGACGTGATCGAGGTACCCGTACTTGGAGATCGCCCACGCCGGGGCCACCGCCTGCGACGCGTACCCGTTGCCGTTCGTCACGATCACCCGGGTGGCGAACTCATTGCCGTACTCCACCACCTCCATCCCCCCGGTCATGTAGTCCGCGACCAGCGGGTACGGCAGCGTCATCCACTTGAGGTGCGTGTCCCAGAAGTAGACATCCCGCCCCACCACCGTGTAGTCCATCCCACGGTCCTCGGCGTACTTGTCGAAGTCCTCCCATGTCGTCATCGACCACGCCTTCACGGCAGCCGACGTGGACGGGTCATCCGAGCCCCGCACCCAGTTGATGCGATCGTCAGCGTTCCACGGGTCGCCGTACTTGGCGAACGTCTGGTCCTTGAGCAGCCAGTTCATCACCCACCCGCACTTGGCGATGTTCGGGAACGCCTTGTTGTACGCCTTCTCCAGCGCCGTGTTCTTCGCCACCCACAGGATGTCGTTCGCGTAGATCGTCACCGAGTCGGCGGCGAACTCCGGGCGGACCACCGGCCCCTCCCACACCTTGTCCCCGTTGCGGTACAGGTGCAGTTCGTGGTGCCCGGCCAGCAGTCCGCCGAGTTCCCCGCAGCAGCCCGCACCCGCACCGACCCGGACGTACGCCTGCGAGATGTCGTCGCGGGTCCGCTCCCAGTCCACGAACTCCAGCCGGTCCAACTCGTACAGGATCGTGTTGCCACCACGGGCCACGATGAACGCCTGATGCTCCCCACAGCCGAGCATCAGGGGCTCACCCGACCCATCATCGTCACATCCACCGCCAGCGGGTCGGTACCCAGCGCCCGGTCCACCGCCAGCACGTACTCACCCTTCGGCAGGTCACGCGGCCACCGGGCCGGGCCACCGGACGGGTCCGTCACGAACGTGTCGTTGCGGCGGCTGACCCCGTTCGACTCGGTGGTCACCATCCGCGCCCGCAGATCGAGGGTGACTTTCCCACCGGTGGGAAATCCCTCCATCCACCACTGGCCGACGATCGCACCCGAAGCGTCCGAGAGGGTCAGGCGCACTGACGGGACGAACACGTCAGAGGCGACCCGGATGATCGGGGACACCGACGTGCCGAACTCCGGCGCCGGGACCGTGACCTGCTGCCGCTCCCACACCGTGCGCGGCAGGAACCGGGGCTGCGGGGACAACGACGGCGGGCGGACCGGGGCGGCGGCGACGGCGAACGCGTCCGACAACTGCATCGCGCTGTCGGGCTGCGGGTCCTCCCACATCAGCGCCTCCGGCTCCGCAGCCGCGTACGCGGGCACGAACGAGTAGATGTACGGGTCCGTCACCGTGATGACGAACTCCACCTCAGCCATCGCGCCGCGCCCGTCCATCTCCCGGCGGCGCAGCACCGTCGGCCCCGAGGTGATCCGCGACCCGAAGAACAGCCGCAGCCGACGCTGGATGCACTGGTCGATGCACTCCGGGTCCTCGCAGTCGGTCTGCGTCACGTTCGGGCAGCAGTCATACATCTCGGTCGTCACCGAGTCGCAGGTCGAGCCCGCGTCGATCGAGCGCAACCACTCCAGCCCGAAGCCCAACGCACAGTCCGACGCCGCGACCGCGATGGCCCGCACCGTCAGCGAGCGCACCGTGTACCGCAGCGCCCCGAAGTGACCACCGCCCGAAGCCCCGGACAGCACCTCGATCCGGCGCGTCGAGTCGTCGGCGTTCGACACCGAAATGCCCATCAGGCCGAAGAACTCAGCCGCGTCCATGCTGCCGTCCCACCACGGCGGCGGGTCAAGGCGATTGGCGTCCAGCAGCGGCGTCTCGTACTCGCCGCCCAGCCCGGCGACGACACTGGAGCACGCCGAGCAGCCGCGCACCCACGACAGGCCACCGGCAGCCGCGTACGCCGCAGCCCGGTGCGTGTTGACGACCTCGATGCCGTCCATCGCCAGATAGCCCTCGTACACGACGCCTCCTACCCGGCCATCGCGGCCATGCGGTTCATCACCTGTGACGCGACCACCCTGCTATCCATCCCCGGCGTCGTGATGTTCCAGTTGTTCACGACCATCGACCCGGTTGGGCCCACCTGAGCATCCATCGACCGACCCCACGAGCCCCCGCCGCCGCCGCCCGGGGCACTACCGCCCGCGATGCGACCGATAACCGGGATGCGCTTGATCCACTCGATCAGCCGCTTCACCTGCTCGATCACGAACCCGATCGACGTCTTGAGGGCGTTGAACCCGATCTTGACCGGGGTCAGTGCAGCGGAGATACCGGCCAGCGCCCACCGACCGATCGTGAACATCACCTTGAATGTGGCGATGATGGCCCGGATCACGTCGAGAAGGAACAGGAAGAATCCCCGGTTCGTGTCATTGTTCAGCGACGCAAACAGGTTCGACACGTCCTTTATCACCTGCCAAAGGGCCTTGGCGACGACCTTCGCGTCATTGAACCATTGCTCCAACTTGCCATTCTCGGACACCTCGTTGATCCAGTCCCGGAACTTCCCAATCTCGTCCAGCAGGAATCCGAACAGGTCCTCAGCGGCGCCCTTCGTCGCGTCGGCGGTGAACAGGTCGAACAGGGCCAGCCCCAACTCCTTGATGACATCCCACACCTGCTTGCCGATGTTGTAGGCGTCGGTGAAGAAATCGACGATGGCCTGACGCCCACTCTCCGTCTCAGTCCACTTGCGGAAGTTCTCCGCGACCGTGGCCAACCCGCCGGTGAACCGCTCCACCAGCGGGGAGATTGCGGCGAAGAAGTTGGTGAATCCGGCGAACAGGTTGGTGGCGATCGAGCCGACATCGCGGATGATCGTGGCGCTCAGTTCCCACATCTTGTTGAACGACGCAATGAACTTCGTGTTCTCTCCGAGCGCCAAGAACCCATCAACCGCATCGCCGACCGCACCCGCGACCAGCACAAGCCCGTTCTTGACCGCATTTATCAGCGGCGCGGCCTTGCCGAGCGAATCGGCCATTCCCTCAAACAGGGCCTCCCCGGCCAACTTCTTGAGGTTCTTGAACTGCTCCACCAGCGGCTTCATCGCGGCGACAGCCGAGCGCGCGTTCGGCCCCAACTTGGCCAGTTCCTCGTTGTACGCAGCCCACGCCTCAGCACGCTTCTTCGGGTCCGTCTCGTTGACCGCAGTCCACAACTTCCCGATCGCCTTGGTCGCGTCGATCGCCCCGATCGCAGCCCCGACGAACCCCACGCCGAGAGCGCCGAGGATCGGTACCAGCAGGACCACGTTGGACAGCGCGTAGAACAGGGCCGACCCCAGTGCCACCACCCCGGCGGTCAGCGTGCTGACGAGGATGGAGATGCTGGACAGCAGCCCTTGGAGGATGGCCAGTGCGGCGGCGATGGCAGCGATGGCAGCAGGCCCGCCGCTGCCGAACTTGGTCAGCACCTTGCCCACTGCGGCGAACGCTGTGCCGAACTGCCCGATCTGCCCACCGGCGGACATCATCTTCACGCCGAGGTCGGTGAACGAGTCACCCACCTTGGCCATCAACTTCGGGATGACAGAGCCCACCTTGAACGCCGTTCCCAGCATCCCGGCGAGGATGTTGGTCAGGGTGTCGTACCAGCCGCCGGTGCCCGTCCTGCGCAGCCGGGCCTGCACCCTCCCAATCTGCTTGCCGAGTATGGTGATGTTCCGCCACGAGTTGCGCCACGACCTGTCGTAGTCGCGCCAGAACGCCTTGTTCTCCTTGTCGAGAGTCGTGTACGTCTCCTTGATGAGCCGTTCCGTCTCGTCCATCTGCGCGTTGAGCGCCTTGATCCGCTCACTGCGCTCGAAATCGGCCAGCGACTTGATCCGCCTGCGTTCCTCCTGCGCCTCCTGCTCGCGCAGCACCCCGAGACGTTTGATCGCGGCACGCTGCTCCTCCTCTGCGGCGCGCAGAGCCTCCGGCATCGCCTTCTTCAAGTACGCGGCGAGTTCCCGGGCGGGGACCTCCATCCGCTCGGCTAGGTCCGCGATCTCCGCAGCAGAGATCACGTCGCCGATGTTGATGGGGAAGTCGATCTTGTCGGTCGCTGAACCGATCGTCTTGGCCAGATCACGAGCCCACGACTTCATGCGCCTGTCGAGTGCGTCGAACGCGCGCATCTTGTTGAACTTCTTGGACAGGTCGTTGTCGAACTTTGTGCCGAACGAACGCGCCGCCGTGGTGCCAGCCTTGCCGTAGTCGCGCTCAAGTTCGCCCTTGATGCCAGAGGTGTCCGAGACGACACGGACGTACATGGCACCGACTGAGTCGTACATGGGCACACCTCCGGGATCAGGCTAGCCCTTCGCAGGCGGGGTGACCCCGAATGCACCCGCGAAGGCGGCGAACGAATCCATCTCGTCGGCCACGGTGGCCTGAGTCGGAACCCGACCGGGGATCGGGGCACTCAACTGGTACAGCCACTTGTCCCGCTCCTGCGGGTCGATCCTTGGTAGGCACCACGCGTAGATCGCGTTCAGGAACCGATCCACGCGCAGACCCATCAGGTCGTGGCCCGCGAGCGCGGCTTCGCCGTCGATCTCGACCCAGCGGTCCGCCGCGATGAGGAGGAGACGGACGGCGACTTGGTAGGGCGGGCGGACCACTCCTCGACAAGGCCCTCCACGATGTCGTTCACGGTGTCGAAGTCGAACGGGTCGTTGCGGTCCATCAGCCGCTTGCGGTACATGGCCTGCGCGTCCTCATCGAGGATGCCGTCGAGGAAGTCGATGATGGCGGCCATCGACTCGGACACGTCCCGGCTGTCGGCCTGCGCGGCGATCAGCATGGCCATCTGGCCGGGCGATGGTGGGTACGCGGTGAACGTCTCGCCGTCGATGGCGAACTCGATCGGTTGCGCGTCCTCGACGAACGTGGGCGCGGATGCTCGCGCTGCTGTCTTGAACTCCCTCAAGGTGGACCTCCTGTGTTGGACCTTGGTGTGGCGAGCCTACCGTTTCCCACGGTGGGAAACAGCGCCCGGTACTACGTGTACCGCATCCCGCTGAACCGGGTGTCGGCGATGAGGAAGTCCACCTGATACTTCTCGGTGCTCCACTTCCACGAGTCCAGCAGGACGTACTTGCCGTCCCGCCCGCTTGTGCCCGCGTACCAGCGCACGATGCCGGAGTGCGCCGTCCACCCGAACAACTCCCAGTTCCCCTTGCTGCGGAGCACGCTGTTCGATCGCAGGTCGGTGAACACGATGTGGTTGTTGCCCGGCATGGCAGGCCAGCCCGGCCAGTGCTTCGCGTAGAACGAGTCCCCGAACCGGGTGCTCCTGCGCCCGTACTCCACGTACGGGGCGTGCGGCGCGACGTTGAGCAGCGTGCGGCGCAGGATGTGGCCGTTGCTGCCCTTGCGGCTGGACTTGAACGACGCCTTGTACGTGCCGACCACACCGCCCCGGTGCGTGGCGTTCATCGGGTCGTTCACCGGCGACGTGTTGATCGCCCTCAACTTGCACCGCTTCGCCCAGTCGTTCATCTCCTTGGCCACCCCACCGGACCCGCCGGGGGTGTTGCACGCCTTGATGATGAGCGTGTCGGAGATGACGACCTTCACCGATGACCTAGCCATCGAGCAGCACCGTGACCGTCCACTCACCACCGACACAGCCGCCCTGCGGGCCCTGCGGCTCGTAGTTGCCGAGGAAGTAGTCAGGGAACCCGCAGCACGCAATGGCCCGGTGCATGGCGCCCATGTCGGCGACCGTCGCCAGCCACGACTCCTGCATCTGCTCCTCGGTGGGCAACTCCCCATCCTCGTCGGGCAGCGGGGCGCACCGCAGCGCACCGACGGTCAACTCCACCGCGAGGTACGAGTTGCACTTGGAGAACTCCCGCCCGCCGGGGAACGTGGTCGTGGCGAACACCGAGTTGACCTTCACGTACCCCATGCCACAGTTGCCGCCGGAGCACTCCCCGCAGTAGTCCCACGCGACCTGATCGCCGGGCACCGCACCGCAGAAGCACGTCGGCCCGGCGCCTTCCTCGGCCAGCGCCTTGCACAGGCACTCCACCAGCGAGGCGACTGCCACGGCCAGCCGGGTCGCGTTCGGGGTCACTGCCCACCCCACGGATCACTGGCCACATCCGGGCGGGCCTGCCACGTCGTGTACCGGTGCCCGGCGGTGACCAGATCGGGCGACCAGACACGCGGCGGCATCTTGAGCCCGTTCGGGTTGATCGACGTGAGGTACGCGTCCACCTCGCGGATGCCGGTCATCCCGTCGGGGAACATCCCGGTGCTGATGTCCATGGAGATGCCCTGCCGGGAGATCGACGTGACCGCCGACGGCAGGCGGCACTTGCCACCCGAGCACGCCTTGGAGAACTCGCACGTCAGGACCCCGGCAGCCCACAGCCCGGCGGCGTCCGGCACGATCCCGGGCACGTACCAGACCCCGAGGGTGCCCTCGTCGGAGTCCACGTCCTTGCTCATGTGCTGGCACGACGGCCAGTTCTGGCCATCGGTGCGCACGAGCCTGTTGCCGTTGTCGATCCGGTAGGCGTCCACCGGCAGGGTCACCCCATCGACCTTGACCTGCCACACCTCGGCCACCAACCCGGGCAGGACGATCTCGGACAGCGCCGAGCAGGAGCAGCCCCGCCCGCCGCACGCCGAGTTGACCCAGCAGCCCTGACAGTCGCCGGTGCGGACCACCCGGGGCCCGCTGGAGGCGCACGCGTTGCACGGCTCCGACAGGCACGGGCGGACCAGCACCGGGCAGTTGCCGACCATCCCCCCGCTCAGGACACGCAGGGTGTCCCAAGCGAGGGTGATGGACCGGCACAGCAGGTCGTCGTCCAGATCGCCCCAGTCGGGGCAACACGACATCGTGGGCGAGTACGGGACACAACTCCCGCACGCCGCGCAGAGGTCAGACATTGCCCCTCCCTCGGGGTGTCGATCAGGCGGCGACCGGCAGGGTTCCGTCGGCCAAGAACGCCGTGTACTCCACGTCGGTCAGGCACATGCCGTCCGTCGGCTCCGGCGGCGCCATCGTGGTGAACAGCACCGCGAGGTGGTCGTTGGTGTCCAGCGCCTCCGGCAACTTCGCCGGAACCCCACCGACCTCCATCGTGTTGTACGGGCCCATGCCCCACGAGTTGCCGTCGAGGGTGACCGCACCGGAGATCGTGAACGACACCGCCGCGTTCTCGATGGTGAAGTCGCCGACGACACCTGCCCGCAGGAACGGCAGCACGAGGTAGCCGAACGAGCCGGACTCGGTGGTCTGACCCTGACACCCCTCGGCGCCCGGCGACCCGGCCCACACCTCCAGCGAGAACGCGTTGTCACACGCCTTCTTCTTGGAGTTCATGCGGAAGCCGATCGGGTTGCCCTCGGCGTCGTTGATGGTGTCCTGACCGGTCATCAGCGAGTACAGGCACGGGTCCACGTTGCAGAACACCACGTCCACGTTGTAGCCCTTGAACTCCGCACATCCGGGGTCGCGGACACACGTCTGGCCGTTGGCGTTGGTGACGACCAACTCCTCCGGCTCGTTGATGTTCGCGGTCAGGGCGACGGACACGTACCCGTCGGTGACCGAGATCGCCGAGCCGTCACCTGCGAGGGGAACCCCACAGCCGTTCAACTTGGTAGCCCGCATCGTCCGACCCCGGACGAGAGGGAAACTGGTACCACCCATGCTGTGCCTCCTAGGCTTCTGCGGGGATCGTCGGCATCGCCGACTCAAACGGCTTCGCAACCTTGACCTTGGCTGCCCCGCACTCGATCAGCGGGACGTAGGTGCGCTCCGCGATGACCCGGGGCGGAACGCACTCCAACCCCACGTTCATCGACGGAGCGGACCGGACCATGACAGGGCCGCGAAGCAGGGTGATCTGGCCCGTGGCTGCGGCGTAGTTGTCCGCGTCCACGTACCCGGCGCCGTTGGCCACCGGGGTGCCCTGACAGGTCGCCAGCGTCCCGTCGAGCCCGGCGCCGATCACCTGATGGTGGCAGCCCCACACGGCAGCCACCCGGCTCATGTGGATCAGCCCGGCACCCTCGTAGTTCTCGGCCAGCCAGCCCTCCAGAAGCCCGATGGCCTCACCCGGCAGGGCACCATTGCCGGGAGCCAGATCGACGGCCATGTCAACGATGAGCGTTTCCACCCACCGCTCCACAGCCTTCTGCTCCTTGAGCGCCAGCCCGGAACGGACCCGCGACTCGTAGTGGTCCGCCGGTGCACCCATCAGTTCGCAGTCGATGCCGTCGTACACGGTGAACGGATCACCCACGACCAGAGAGGTGCCGTGGAAGTCCTTGAGCATCGGGCTGCCGTCCGGGTTGCACGGAGTCGCCGGGAACCCGGTGTCGCAGTTCCCGTCCCACAGCCCAGCCGGGGTGCAGGAGTCCGTCTCGTACTCAGCCCCGAGAAGGACATGCGGGTCGTCCACGTCGATGACGTTCGCCACGGCGAACAGCCCACCGCGTCGCGGCGCCGGTGCAGGCACCTCAACGTACTGGCGCGCCCCTGTGATGTTCGGCACTGGACCTCACCTCCTCACGGGGTGGTGGGTTCCGGGGAGGCTGGCAGGTCCAACCAGCCCCCCCGGAGTGAGTTACGCCGCTTCTGCGAGGCAGGCGACCAGATCGGACGCCGCCGTCTGGCCGGAGACGCAGATCGGGATGGTCACCTTGCAGGTGTGGGTGCACTTCTGCACGGCGAGGACGCCCTGCTCCACGAAGATGCCGGTGAAGGTGTTGGACTCCAGCCCCACGGAGTCGTACACGGCGTCCATGGAGATCACGTCCGCCGTGCCCTTGGCCCACGTACCCGCCGGGTACATGAGGACCGACACGTTGGCCGGGATGGTGACCGCGCAACCTGCGACGGCCAAGTCCTGCCAGTCGTAGACCCACTGGACCTTGATGTTGCGGGCCGAGAAGTTGGCCTCGATCTGGGCGTCGGTGACGCTGTTCCAGTCCTGCCCGTTGCGGCGGGCCACGTCCATGCGGATCAGGGACTTGAGGAACACCGGGGCGACGACCTCGATGGTCGCGTTCTCACCGAGGCGGTACTGGTACCGCATCCCGATGGCCTGCAACTCCAGCGCGTCCAGCGCGAAGGAGATCGGGTCGGTGCCGGGGACGGTGACCCCAGCCCCGGCGGCGGTGTTCATCTGGCCGATGACCCACGCGTTGACCTTGTGCGCGTGGGCGACCAGCGCGCCCTCGGTGTAGCGGCGGACCAGTTCGGGGTAGGCCGCGTTCGTGAGGATCGGGACCTTGACGCACATGCCCACCGCGTCGAGGCGGACCTCCTCGAAATCGGGGCAGGTCACCTCGCAGCAGGTCTTGCACTCGCCCGCGATGGCCTCAGCCTCGGTCTGGTGGAACCCGCAGTTCGCGTAAATCTCCGAGAAGTCCGGGCCCGGGGTGTACCGGATGCCGCCGCGCGACACGCCGAACTCGGGGAGGTCGAGGATGCCGCTGACTGTCTCCATCTGGCACATGTCGTACAGCGTCTCCGACGGGGCGCACCAGCCACCGGCGGCGACCAGCGACCCACCGGACAGGCGGGACTCGTCACCGGCGCGCTGGATCAGCGAGTAGTCGTCGTACTCGCGTCCCTGCATGAGGTTGCCGTGGTCCATGCGGATGACGGCGGCCCCGAAGCGCTGGCGGACCGGCGACGGGGCCATGCCACGGGGCAGGCCCTTGAGCCGGGCGACGAGCGCGGCACCGGCGACACCGAGGTCGTCCAACTCCTGCCCGGCGGCGAAGCCGGACACGTCGGCTGCGGCCACGAGGGCCACGACCGGCTGGATCGCTGCGGCCACGACGGGCTCGGGCGCGTTCTGGGCGGCGCGGGCAGCCGGGCTCTGGGTAGAGGCGGCGACCGGCACGGGGGTGTTCTCGGCCACGGGGGCCTCCTCGTTCTCGATGGGGGTGGGTGCCTCCTGCTCCACCTCGGCCACGGGCTCGGCCACGGGGGCCTCCTCCGCGATCTCGGTGTCCTCGGCGGTCTGCTCGGGCACGGTGGCCAGCAGTTCTGCGGCGCGCTGGGCGCGGGCCTCGGCAGCGGCCACACGGGCCTGCTGCTCGGCGCGCACGGCGCTGACGAGGGGCGCGATGCGCTCGCCCTCGGCGATGGTGTCCTCGTCGGAGTCGGCGGTGATGCCCAACTCCTTGAACGCGTCGAGTCCGGCGTTCAGGGCGGCGTTCAGTTCGTCGTCGGACAGGGCCGACAGGTTCTCAGGCAGTTCGTACTGGGCCATGGTGGCTCTCCCGGTTCTAGGAACGGCTAGGTCGCTCCTCTACTCCGAGAGGCCGCTCGCAGGGCTACTCCATGCGCGCGCTGCCGCTGACGTTACAGCACGCCGCCAGCGGTTTGCATCAACTGGCCTTCGGACGCCACGATCCGCCGGTCTTGCGCACCAGCGCGAGCGCGGCAGTGCGGGAGTCCACGACGGTCACCTTGCCATCGGCGGCGACCACCTCGTACTGCTGCTTGCCCTTGCCGCTGTTGCATCCGCACCCCATGTCAGACCTCCACCTTGTCCTTGAGCGCGGCAACGCGCAGCGCCCTCGTATCGTCCAGCAGTGCCGCCGCGCGCGCACGCCGCGTGGCCCGCGCCTCCACCTCGTCGGCCACGGCCCTCACGAAGTCGGCCACGTCGTCGGCGTCGCCGCTGTCCGGCATGACGATGCCTGCGGCGACCAGCGACTCCTGCCGGTCCCCGGACGCGGCCAGAGCCACCCGGGGGATCGGGAACCCGGGCACGTTCACGCCCAGTGCGGCGACCAGTTCCAGCGACCCGCCGATGTCGCGCCAGTCCCCGGACACCGCCCCCGCTGCGCGCAGTTCGTAGCGCTGCTGCTCCGTGGCAGTCGGGCGCATCGCCCCGGCCATCCAGATGCCGTACTCGTCCTGACCGACCCGGATGTCGGCCACAGCGGCCCCGGTGTTGTCGTAGTGGGCTGCCGCCTGCCGGGCGCTGACCCCGCGCGCGGTGCTCGCGTGGCCGGTGCCCATGGTGATCTGGCCGACGTGCACATCGGTGCCCTCGGCGGTGCGGACCACCCCGGTCATGAAGTAGGCGTAGTCCGAGGCTGAGGTCGGCGGCTCCGTGCACACCCCGGTGATCCCGATGTGGCAGGTGCCCCACTGGGCGACGTGGCCGAACACGCGACCGTCGTCGGTGATGGTCAGCGCGGTCGGCCCCTCCAACTTGGGGTCCTCGTACCACTCCGACGGTGCGCACCAACCGCCCGAGGCCACGAGGTGCAGCGCCGGGGCCGGGGTGCCGAGGGCCATCGGGTTGCCCGGCTTGCCCTTCTCGCCCGGCCAGTAGCCCAGCGCGTCGTGGTGCCACTGGGCCACCGTGCGGTTGAGGAACTGCGGGCCGATGTACTTGGCCAGATGCGCGCGCAGCCGCCGGAAGTCGCCCGGGGTGCCCCAGCCGATCTTGGCGTAGCCCTCGTGGCCGGGCTTGGTCCAGTAGTCGTGGATGCGCTTGGTGGCCACCGGGTCGGTCACCCAGCCCGGTCCGCGCTTGAACGCCTCCGTCTCGCTGGACGCGGCGACCGCCAGTGGCACGTCGGCCACGAACGGCAGCGGCACGTCCTGCCCGCCGGTCACCGGCCCGGTCGGCGAGTTGACGCTGACCCGGAACTCCTCCGGGGTGACCAGCCCAGCGGCCATCGCATCCACCTCGGGCTCCACCCACTCGCCCAGCACGACGTACGCCTCGGCGAACGCGGGGATCGCGCACAGGGTGGCGGCGCTGATCCGGCCCTTGTTGAACAGGATCGACTGCGCCTCCTCGTCCTCCACGGCCATCTCCGCACTGTCCACGTCCACGGACACCCCGCGCGCGTGGCCCTCCGCGTACAAGCCGATCACCTCGTCGGCCTCCGGCGTGTCGGCGAAGAACCCGGCCCCGCGCAGCAGGTTGCCGTCCCGCCAGATGTTGTTGATCTGCCCGACGATGACCGCGCCCTCGTGGCCCATGCCGTTCGACTTCTGCCACAGCAGCGGGATCGGCAGGTCGCGCCACTCCAGCGCGCCCGGCGCGAACCGGCGCCCGTCACCGGACGGGATGCCCTCGGGGGCGAGCACGCCGTTCCACGGCACCGGCTCCACCGACCAGTCCTCGTCCGGGTTCCCACCGTGGGAAATCGGCTCGTCCTCGTCCACGACGGGCATATCTTCCTCGACCGCGACGCTCATCGGGTACTCCTCACCCTCGTAGTCACCGTCCCAGACTGCCAGACGATCGAACCGAATCGTCTCACCCGGCTCACCCTTCGCGGGAGTGGTCGGGTATCCGAGGGTCAGGTGCGGGGTCCACTGCGGGTACTGGTCCACCGCGTCGTGTGCGGCCTTGATCGTCTCGTGGGTGAGCATGTAGTCGCGCAACCGGGTCATCGGGCCGGGGTCCAGCATGAGCACGTCGGCGTCGTCGTCGCCCAGCGGCTCCCGGCTGGTGACCGCCAACTCCTGCGGGCCCTCAGCCGCGCCGAACTCCATCGCCGCTCCCTTGACGCCGCCGAGGATGGAGCCCCACTGCTCCGGGGTGAACTCCTGCTTGCCCAGCCAGATCATCGTCATGTGCGGCTTCGGCTCACTGGAAGCGTTCCAGATCGGGTCATCCTGCGCTGGGATGGCCACGATCACCTTGCCGGTGGCCTCTGGGTCGGCGGCGGCGGTCACCGGGCCGGGGAGCACGGCGGGCGCCGCGACACACCGGCAGTTCAGCCAGCACTCCGGGTCACCCACCGGCTCACCGGGGAACGCCATCTCCTCGCCGCAGGCGATGAAAGGGACACCCCACGGCACCACCTGCCCATCGGCCTCGACATGCTTGGGCCGCACCTTCGCGTCGCGGCGGGACAGCCACATCTTGCCGCCCTCGCTCTCCGTCCCGGCGACCTTGGCCCCGTTGACGGTGGCGGTGCCCAGCCAGTCGGCGATCCGCTTGGCCTCCGACGACTCGACCACCGCCTCCAGCCCGGACCTCACCCGTCCGTAGAACCAGTCCCACGCCTTGCGCGGGGAGTCGAAGATGGCGAACGGGGACAGCCCCTCGGCCTCGTACTGGGCGAGGAACGACGCGTACAGCGGGTCGGCGATGTACTCGGCGAAGTCCTTGCCGACCAGCCCCGCCTTGAGGGCTTCGTCGATCGCACCGAACAGGTCGGCGGACACCCGGTCCATCTCCTTGAGCCGGGAGATACGGAACTCCTCGCGTGCGGTGTCGGACATGACCCCTCCTTTAGGGTTCGACCACCCCAGCGGCGATCAGCGCGGCCTCCAGCAGGTCACGGTGGTGCTTGCGCTGGTCGTTGATGATGAACCGGACGTACCCGTCGATGGCCGCACAGATGCGGGCGGTGTCCACCGGGCTGCCTGTTGCCTCAAGCACCTCAGCGGCGAACGCCCACGCGCCATCGACAGCATTCTCCGGCACCGTGTCCACGTACATGTAGCGCCAGTGCGACGGCGTGTCGGCCAACTGCGCCTTCATCGTCCCGTTGCACAGCCGGTTGCCGACCCGCTCCAGCGCCCGGTAGACCAGCGCGTCGGCGGCGGCGATCATGCCCTCCCGGGACTCCCGGTCCTTCGTGGACCGCTGGAGGTCGGGCACCCGGTTCTCCGGGTGGCCCTCCAGTGACCGGCGCGGTTGCAGCACCGGTGGGATCGTCGGCTGGGCCTCGCCCTCGACGGCCAGCGGACCGAGGTCGGCGCCGAGCAGCCGGAGCGCGGCCTGCGTCTGCTCCGGGCTGGTCGAGCCGGTGGCGATCCGGCGCAGCAGCCACTCGCGCTCCTCCTCGCCCTTCGGCTCGTCCTCGGGCAGGAAGCCTGTCTCCCGGCGCAGCGCCGTGCCCGACAGTTCGCCACGGTCGTAGAGTTCCACGGCCTCCCGCGAGCGGTTCGGGCGCAGCCGGATGTCGGAGGTGTCGGCCAGCACGTAGTAGTCCTCGGCGTCGGCGGCGCCGGTCAGCGCCGGACGCAGGTATGCCTCGGTCAGCGCGTGACAGATCACCTGCAACCGGGGCTCCAGATGGCTCTTGATCGCGGCCTCGTCCACCAACCACGCGTTCCAGTGGTTGCTGTCACCCATGCCGAGCAGCACCTCGGGCGGGGTGTCGAGGCCGATGGCCAGTCGCTTCACCGCGTTGTCGCGCATGTTGATCGTCTCGGCGTCCAACTCCGACCAGAAGGTCATGTGCCGGGCCTTCTCCAGATACTCGCCCGGGGCGGTGACCACGATCGGCACGATCGCGCTGGCCGACGCGCGGTCCTTGATCGGGGTGACCATCGCCTCGCCGAGGACGGCCATGAACTGATCGGCCACCGACGCCGACGGGTCGGCCTCCTTCGGGGTAGGGAAGGTGATCTCGGAGGGCACCCAGAGGATGCCCGCACCGGCCAGCCGGGACTCCAACTGCGCGGCGATGTGGTCGGACAGGGTGGCGATCTCGGCCAGCGTGCCCCGGTTCGACTGGGTGGGCGAGTCGGCGCGCAGCGGCTCCCGGGGGTGCGGTGTCCACACCCGGATGGCCATGTCCTTCTTCGACTGGATCGGGGTGCGGGCCCCGTCGCCGAGGTCGCAGGTCAGCGACCCGCTGGACCCGTTCACCTTGTCGTTGGCCAGCACCGTCCACATGTCCTTGAGCATCACGTCGTAGAACTCGCCCGCGACGGTCAGGTGCACCCCGGCCTGCTGGAGCATCTGCTGCTGGCCCTGCAACCCGCCGTGGTACGCGGCCAGCGCCTCGACCGCCTCCCCGTCGTGCTGGACCACGAGGGTGTCCTCGACCCGCTTGGCGACGACCAACTTGGCCCGCGACATGACGTTGCCGACCCAGTTGGCCACGAACCGCAGTTCGGCCACCCGGTCGTAGAACTGCCACGCCTCGGCCTGCCACGCTTGGGCCTTGCCGACAGCGTTGCGCTGCACCGGCGGCATCCGCAGGGCGCTGGCGATCAGTGAGTTGTGCTCCGGCACCGGGGCGGGTCGGGTGCGGGTACGGGCCATGTCATGCCTCCGGTGGGATGTCGCGGACATTCAGCATGGCTGCGAGGTACGCGACCGCCAGCCAGCCATGGAACAGCCACCATGACCAGTGCAAGTCAGAGAGAACCGCCCACGCGATCGACGCGGCGGTGAAGTAGGGGGCCACGCAGAACGGGCACTCGATGAGGGTGACCCATGAGGACTGCCCCCATGCCCGGTCCCAGATGCGGCGGAACCACAGCATCGGCGGCCAGTCGTCGTCCACGACCAAGCGGGTGAGCCGGGCGACGCCGAGGGTGCCGACCACGACAGCGGCCAGCAGCGTCGGCCAGTCAACGCCCCACATCGAACCTCCCGCGAGGAGTATGGCAGTCGGACCTCACGCGGCACCGCCTTTGATGACCCGCAGCCGCCCGTCCGCGTCGCGCTTGAGGTTCGTCGGACTGCTGATCCCCGCCGGGAGCAGGCCCTTGGCCAGATGCGTGACCGCGTACACGAGGGCGTCCACCCGGTCGGGGGAGTCGGTGTCCTCGTAGGGCACCCACTCGGTCATCTGCGACTCAAGGTCCGGCAGCCCGTCGTGCGGGTGGTGCACCAACTTCCGCTCGTACTGCCCGACGACGGGCTCCGCGCGCAACGCCTTGCCGCGCTTGGCGTTGACCTCCTGAATCCGGGGGAACGAGTCAGCGGCCCGCAGGTTGGAGGTGACCATCTCGCCGCCGAAGTTCGTCTCGGCGATCACCGCGTCGGCGCTGAACTCGTCGTGCGCGGCCATCACCGCCCGCGCCCACCCGTTCGGCGAGTAGTGCCCGGACCGGTCGGCCAGCACGTAGAAGTGGTCCCCGGACCGGCCCACGACCACGATGCCCGTCTCGTCGTTCTTCTTCTTCTTCGACCCGGCGGGGTCCACCGCGACGACGATCCGGTCCATGTGCTCCGGCGGGTCGGTGAACCGCAGCGACTCGATCATGTCCCAGTTCCACAGGGCGCCCTCGACATCCTCCAGCACCTCGGCGTTCAACTCCTGACGGCCCAGCCGGGTGCCCTCGTACTTGGGGATGATGATGTCCCGGTACACCGCCGACAGGTTGGCGAGGTTGTCGTAGGTGGAGGCCACCGACATCCGGGTGGTCGGGTCCTTCATCAGGGCCTTGAGCCACGGGCGCGGCTTGGGGGTGGTGGTGACCACGATCCGGGGCTTGGCCCCCAACCGCAGCCCGAACAGCAGGTTGTCCCACACCTGCTGCACGAGCGCCCAGTGCGCGGCCTCGTCGCACCACGCCCAGTAGTGCTCCGGGCCACGCAGCCGGTCGGGTTCCTCGGCGCTGAACAGGGTGGCCACGGCCCCGTTGTGGAAGGTGACCCGGCGCTTCGACGGTTCGTGGACTGGTTTCTTGCCCGGCGGGTACACGTTGAGGATGCCGGACTCGCCCTCCAGCATGATGTCGCGCACGTCGGCGCCGGTGGCCCCGATGAGGGCGATCCGGGGCACCTTCTCCACGACGCGGTGGGTCATCTCGGTGCCGGTGCGGGTCTTGCCGGAGCCGCGCCCGGACTTGAGCAGCCAGACCAGCCAGTCGGCGTCGGTGGGGGGGCGCTGGTCGGCGCGGGCGTGGTTCCACTCCCACTTGTCGTGCGGCATCCCGTTGCAGGCGGGGTCGTGGCAGTAGAACGGGCGCCAGTTGTCGTTCTGGGCGGCGCGCAGCGCTTCCAGCGCCTTCTCCTGCGCGGCGGGGGTCCAGCGCTTGAACGCCTCCGGGTCGATGGTGGTCATGTGCGCAGCGCCCGGGCCCGGTTCCCACGCGGCTTGCTGTACCGGGTCAGGTTCTCCCGCAAGTCCTCCGGCGCACACCCGGCGCGGGCGGCGAGGTCGGCCAGCACCGTGTTCCTGATGTACTCGCTGGGGTGCACCCCGTCGGCGGCTGCCGCCTTGGCCACCTCGCGGGCGGCGACCACCCCGAAGGTGACGTAGCAGTTCCACCGGTCGGGGGTGGACTCGCGGGCGACGACGGCGGGCGGGCCCCCGGCGGTGGTGGTGCGCCAGTCCCGGGCTTCCCGGGCGCGGTCGGCGTCGGTGGCCAGCATCCGGCCCGCCTCCTTGTCGGCGTCCACGATCTCGGGCGGGTCACGCCTCAATGGCGAGGACATCGGCCTCCTCCACGTCGATGACCGATGACGACTTGGACAGCATCTCGGCGACCCATGTCTCGATCTCGGTGGTGGTGGGGGTGTAGACGATGACCTCGGTGGGCATGTCGAGGCCGAGGAGCCGGGCGTGCCGATCGACCATGCTGAGGGCGACGCGGGCGGCGGGCAGGTGTTCGGGGTCGTGCGGGTTGGTGGCCTTGGCCCACACCCCGCGCAGCAGGCGTTCGATGCGGGCGGCTTCCTCGGCGCGCAGCGCGATCCGCTCGGAGGCGTCCACGTCGCGGGCGGCGAGTTCGTTGCACACGAGGTCCCGTGCCTCGGCGGCGTCGGCGAGGGCCAACGTGTCGGCGATCTCGGCGTAGGAGGCCCCGGCGAGGCGCAGGGCCAGCCCGGCGCGTCCGGGGGCTTGGGTCACGGCGCGGCGCTTGCGGGGCATGTCAGTCTCCGAGGGTGAAGCCGCAGTTGGGGCAGCGCGGCGGTTCGATGTCGGTGACCCCGAAGCCGTGACCGGGGTCCTCGATGGAGTTCAGCAGGGCGGCGAGGTCGTCGTTGTCGTAGCCGGTGCCGATCAGCCCGGCTTCGCTGTCGAGGTCGCGCAGCAGCCGGGCGAGCAGCCCGTCGTCGTAGTTGCCGAGGTCGGCGGTGCGGTTGTCGGCGAGCAGGATGCGGGTGGCCTCGGTGGATGCGGGGTGGATCGGCAGCCGCACGATGTCGCACTGCTCCCGCCCCAGTTCGCCCAGCGCGAGCCACAGGTGGTGCCCGGCGAGGATGGTGCCGTCGCGGGCGACGATGACGGGCCGGTACACCCCGTTGGCGAGGATGGATTCCTTGATGGCTTCGATGTCACCGTTGCGCGGGTTGGATGGGTGCTGGGTGAGGCTGTCCCAGTCCACCCGTTCGACGGTGAGGTCAGGCAGCGTCGTCACGGCGTCCTCCCCGGCTCGGTTGGAGCCTGCTGGTGTCGATCATGGCCCGCGCGGCCCAGAGCAGCCAGTCGTTGATGGTCATGCCGCGCCGGTCGGCTTCATCCTCCATCATGCGGGCGAGGTTGGCCGGTACCCGGGTGGTGAATCGGGTGCGGACACCCTTGGATGGTCGTCCCATGGGCTCACGGTAGCGGTTTCGGGCCCCATTTCCCACGGTGGGAACCCTCCACGACAC